TACGGCGAAATTCCCGGTCCCGCTCCTGTTCGCGAGTGTGCAGATATTCCTGCGTCTCACGAGGCAAGGATTGGAAACGTTCCTTCTCGGCTTGCGTCCAAGACCTCGGCGGCTCGATGGGCGGAAGGTTCTCTTCCGGTTCGGCCGCTTGCGTCTGTTCAGCGGGGTCCGTTGCCGGGTCGCTGTCTGCTTTCGCAGATTCCTGGGGCTCAGCAGCCTTTTCAGGCGCTTCCGCTTGTTCTTCCTTTTTCTTCTCGGGCTCTGCGAAGATCCGCATAGCGTCATCGAGAGAGAGAGCCTCCTGGCTGAGTGCCGGGGGCTGATAGTCAACGGGTCCGGGCGCGGCCTCTTGGGCCACGGGAGCGGTATCAGACATATGATTTCCTTGTGGTGGGTACTTTTCTGTTCCCAAGCCGCTCGGGATGTGCTATTTGAATAGCCAGCCCTTAAGGAGGAGCAGATGAATCGCAAAACTGAACTTCCCCACCTGCGCTTGCGGGTAGGAACCGCTCTTCTCTCAAAACTAGAGAAGGCGGCGGAAAACAATGGACGCACATTAACCGGCGAGATCGTTGATAGACTCGCCGCATCGTTTAGACGCGAAGATATACGCGCCTATATCGAAGAAACGGCACATGCCGTTGCAGAAAAGATGCAGATGGGTGCCTAGATCAACCCGAAACGCTTCTTGCGCTCCGCGTCGGCGTGGAGCTTGTTCAGGTCAGCCTGCGCCAGCCTGCCATTATCGACCACCTTTTGCAGATGGTCCTTGACCTTCCCAACGATGTTGATGGCGATGAACGCCTTCTCTCGTCCGAGACTGTCTTCCGGCTTGGTCATGCGCCAGAAGTCGATATAGCTCTGTTCCAGAGCTCCGAACGCCTCGTTCAGCAGATCGTTGTCGAGCAGTCCGGCGGCCTTCTGAGCGCGATTGACGGCCTTCTGAAGCTCGATCTCGTCAACCATCGATCATTTCTTCAAAATCGCCACACCAATCGGTCAGTTTGACGATCGGCCAAATCGCGTGGTGGACATTGTTCGACTGAGCCGGGCACTTGCGCCGGCAAACAAGCAGATGATCGGCGTCCGGATGCAGATCAGAGAACCGGCAGGCGTCGCAGTTGACGACTTCCTCAGACATCGATCACCGCTGCGGGTTCGACAACCTGTACTTGCTCGCGCAAATCGGGAAGCTGAAAGCCGATCTCGTCTTTCTTGGCGATAGCATAGCCCTCCGCATCCAGCCGTTCGATGAAGTCGCGGACTTCCATGCGCGAGAAGCGCGAAAGCTGGGTGCTGTTGCGCAGGAAATGGATCATTTCCGCGTGCTTGTCGTCCTCGTCACGCATCAGATTTTCCTATTTTGAGCGGTGTGCGTCTGGGTCAATTGCCCACAGGTGGAGACCTTCATAACTCTCCACAAAAATGAATGAATTTGGATGCTTTTTCATGGCGTATTTGCCATACCGCCAATCAACAGAAGGTCCGACTAACCAGTTAGCCAGTTTTTCATTCTTTATGACAACGCCAATCTCAGGCATTCGGCTTCGGTTTCTGTTTCATCTGCTGTAGTTTGGCTTCATGAGCCTTGTCGGCCTGCTCGAGCTTCTGGTCGTGAACCTGCTGCTCGTGCGCCATCGCCATATCGTGCTTCTGCGCGTCGGCAATCACCCCAACAACGGCCTCGGCCACCTTGGCATGATGCTGCTGTTGATCGGAGTGGGCCTTGCGCTCCATCTCCATCGCCTTCATGTGCGCGTCGATGATCTTCAGCTTAGCGTCGATCTCGGCCTTGAACTGCGCCAGTTGAGCGGCGTCCTGCGCCTTCTGCTTGTCGAGCTGGGCCTTGAGCGCCAATTCCTGCTGGTCGTTCTGCGCCTGCGCCTGGATCGCCATCACCTTGGGATCCGGCGGGGTCGGCTGCGGCGGGTACTTTGGCGAGCCGTCCGGGTTCTTCTCGGACGGATCAGCAAAGAATCGATCAGGATTTCTATGGCCCGTAATCTTGGTCAGCTCGGCCGCCGTGTTAAACAGCCGGTCATCCGGGACCATATGGCCCTTGCCGTTGGCAATAAATTCCTTCTGCACATTGGCAATCGCCATCATTTGCGCGAACTGCTGGGCCTTGCCGCCGCTCCCAAGACCGACCGCAATCGTCATATCGTTGCGGGTTTTCCAGTTCCTCGGGTCTACCGAAACCCACTGATTGCGGAGCCGCACAGTCTGCGCTTCAGAGCCGTGCTTTTTGATTGTGGCATGAAGCAGCGAGAACATGTCACGCACGCCTTCCGCCAACACGCGGGCGATCAGCTTAATCCGCATCTGCGAGGCAGAGAACACCTGAGCAACGGCGGTAGCTGACTGGTTCTGCAACGCGTTGGCGTCGATGCCCTGCGTCTGCTTGGCGAGGCCCGTCTTGGCCTCCAGATCGGCATCCAGGTATTGCAGCATCGGGTAAATGCTGCCGGTGATGTCGGGGACAACCTGCCAGTTCAGGCCGCCAGCAGTCTTGGTCCGAACGATGCCGCCAGGACGAGACACCAGCAAGTCATCCAGCGTATTCGGCCCGGCATTGGCCTCAGCGACCTCAACCCTCGGATTGTTGTGCAGATATAGGTTATCCAGAGCCCCGCGCTTCATCGCGGTTTTCTCTTTCTGGATAGGAATCACCAGATCGGCAATCGCCTTGCCAAAGAACCGATGCGGAACCGGGATGGGCGTTGCCCCGGCAAACGGCATCTGGTCGAACTCCTCGACCGCCTCCTTGCCGTCGCGGGTCAGGATCTCGCCGTCATCGCCGCCCGTGACGACCTGGTACAGCTTGGGCTTGCCGTTGCCCTCGTAATCCATTCGAATGTAATGCTCAGTCACCTTGACGATCTGAGCGGCAATATTCGTGGTCGAGCCACCGGCCTGCGCATGCTCATAGACGGTATCGCGGGCGATCGTTTCAGCCTGGTTGAGCCCCGTATATTCCGGGAGCTTCATCACCTGTTCACGGTCGTATCCCTCCGCGATCCATTCCGCGCGGCTCTTGGTGACGATGTCGTGGAAGGCGTAGTTGCAATCCCTGATGGCTCGAGCATTGCGCTCGATGCCGAATTCCTCCGGTGGAACTCCGAGAACCTTGGCCTGGCAGTACTTCCGCGTGCGCAGGATCGTGACATCGTGCGTGACAGGCTTAGGAGCGGCCATAGGAGGCGCAGCGGCGGCCTGTGGTGCGGGCAATGGCTGGGGCATCATGGCGTCCATCAGCTCGTCGCCCCGTAGCTTTCTTTGGCTTCCGGCTCGTTGTTCACGGTATGCTCGATGATCTCAAGTCCGCTATCTGGCTGCATCACAGCCTGAGCCAGGAAGGCGAATTCATCGTCCGAAAGATCGTAATAGGTCTCTTTTTCTTCCTCTTCGCGCTCGTCCCACCAAACCTTCACAATCCCGTTCTTCAACAGCAGCGCATCCTTGATGAAGGAATACATCACCATGAAGCCGGGATTCTGCTGCATGAACACATGGTTCACGTAGTCGGTTTCCTGCTGGGCGCCCTGCTCGTCCTCCGGTCCAATGGGTTCGAACCTGACAACCTCGTCAGAGCCGGCGAAGATGTCCATCAGATGCGGCATGAGACCTTCAACAACGTCCGCCACGTCTGAGGAAATCGCACTGGAGCGGCCTGTCTCGGCCGGCAGATCCATCTCCATGTCGCCGTTGTAATAGCGGTCGTTGCGCTCGCGTTCTAAGGTCAGCTTGGCCGATTGCGTTGCCGCAAGCGCGTCCGCCTTCTGGGTCGAGATCAGGGAGCGGAGTTCCGACGTAGAGAGCTTAGGCAACTGCCGCTCTCGGATAGCTGATCTGGCGGTTAAAGCCCGTGTTCACGATCTGGGTGTCCAATGTCATGGCGAGGTAGCGGAAGGCGTCAGCAGCGTGGCTGGTCCAGTCGTGAACCGGACGCGGCTTCAGCGCTTGCAATTTGTCGTCAAATTCAGAGCGGTAGAGCTTGAGCGCATCAATTCCGCGAGCGCATCGTTTAGCATCGAACCAAGCACGAGGTAGAATAGTGCGAACTGCATTGATGCCGTCCTCAACCCGGTGCATGGGGGCGATCGTGAGGTTCTTCAGCCCAAGGCTTTCCAGAACTTCCAGGCGGCTTTTGCCCGTTCCCAGCTCTTTAGCTTGGGCGTCGTGGGGGACGATGTGGCCGGCGTAGAGATACGGACGGTTAGATATCTCACGCACGTAATGTCCGAGATCAACTCCGGATGCTTCATAATAGTCAAGAATGTGGATCTCTCGCCCGATAACTTGCGCGAACCAAATAGCGGTCGAATCTCGAATACCGAGGTCCCAGGCAGTATAGACTTGAGCGGTTGGCTCATACGGCACCCCTGTAATCCGCTTGTCGCCATCGGCCTGCTGCATCAGCTTGCCGTAATAAGCGCCGATAACCGCAGCCTCGAAGCTGCACTCAAACTCCTGAGCGTATTGCTCATCGGTCAGGCCTGACTTCAGGCTCTCGAGCTCTGCCGGCGGAATAATCCCCGTCTCAGACGCCTTCAGGACCGCCCTGAACCAGCCGGGCTGCTCAGCCCCGGTCTCGTCCCGGTCTATCTTGTAGAACCAATCACGGCCTTTAGGAGTGCCAATGAAGGTGCCCCAACCATTATAGTCCGAGAGAGTCGGCCTAATAACCTCCGGCCAAGCGCGCGGGTCCATTTGCGCCGGCTCGTCAACAGTAACGCCGTCGTTGTAAAGACCACGCATTCGATCATAGTTGTCGGCGCCGTAAAGCCTGATAGTC